TATCCTGTTTTGGAAATCAACGTTGCGGATGAGCAATTTGAAGATCTATTGGATGACGCTGTTCAAGTCTTTCAAGAGAGACACTATGATGGTATCGCAAGATTATATTTAAAATATAAAATTACACAGGCTGATATTGATAGAGGCAGATCGAGAGGTGGTAATTCTGTTGCGGGTATTGGCACCACGACAGCAACGGCAACAATCGACGGATCTCCTGTAACATTTTCACTTGAAGAGAATAGTAACTACATTCAAATTCCACCATCTGTTATTGGCATCAACAATATTTTTAAAATTAGATCAGATACTGTATATGATGGTTTGTTCAATATTCGTTATCAATTATTTTTAAATGACTTATATCAGTTCAGTTCTGTTGATCTTCTTCAATATTCAATGGTTCAAACCTATCTTGAAGATATTTCCTTTCTATTAAACCCAGAAGTTAGATATCGTTTTAACACTCGACAAGATAAGTTGTTTATTGATGTGGATTGGTCACAGATTACAGTAGATGATCACTTTGTTATTGATTGTTTTAGGATTTTAGATCCCAATGACTTCACCAGAGTTTATAATGATCCATTTTTAAAAAAATATTTCACCGCCCTTTGTAAAAAACAGTGGGGTATGAATTTGATTAAGTTTCAGGGTGTTCAACTTCCAGGTGGTGTTCAATTAAATGGAAGACAAATTTATGAAGACGGTATACGAGAATTGTCGGAAATAGAGGCTAAGATGGCATCCACCTATGAAATGCCTCCTCTTGATATGATAGGATAATGTTAAATCCATTTTTTCTACAAGGATCTCAAGGTGAACAAAACCTTGTCCAGGATTTAATCAATGAACAACTCCGCATGTATGGAGTGGAGTGTTATTATATTCCTAGAAAACTCCTAGCAACAAAAAGTGTTATTAAAGAGGTCATTCGTTCAGTTTATGATCAAACATTTCCGTTAGAAGTTTATCTTTCAAACTTTGAAGGGCCAGCGGGTCAGAGAGAGGTTCTTACAAAGTTTGGTATTCGTGCGACAGAAGAATTTAATCTTGTTATTTCAAAGGAAAGATTTGAAAGTTATATTACGCCGTTCTTAGAGTCTTCATCCACAGATTATGTTCTAACTGCAAGACCAAAAGAGGGAGATCTGATTTATTTTCCTTTGGGTGAAAAGCTGCTTGAAATTAAATTTGTAGAGCATGAAAAACCTTTTTATCAATTACAAAAACTTTATGTCTATGAATTAACTTGTGAACAATTTGAATATGAAGATGAAGTTATTGACACTGGTGTGGATGAAGTTGATTCAATCGTTCAGACCGATGGTTATATCACCAGAATTGTAATGTCTGGTATTGGAAGCACAGCTCTTGCAAACACTGGTGTTGTCAATAATGCCGTTCAGAGACTGTTCTTACAAAATGATGGTTATGGGTATCTGTCTGCACCAACGGTGTCTATCAGCACGTCTCCAGATATAAGTGCAACTGCAGTCGCCATTATGACATCCAGATCTGGAGTTGCGACTGGATTATCAATTAACCGTCTGTTGTTAATTAACCCTGGCAGAGGATACTTAGGAATTCCAACTGTTACAATGTCTGGAACTGGAATCGCAACCGCAGGTATCACAACACTAGGTTCAATCGGTATTGTGACAATTACTAGTGGTGGATCTGGATACACCACCACACCATCAGTTACCTTCTCTGCGCCACCCTCAGGAACCACTGCGACAGGTGAAGCCATTCTTGGTGCAGGCGGGACAATTAGTGCGATTTATATCAGCAATGCGGGTAGTGGATACACAACAGCTCCAACAATTACAATCGGTGCTGCGACAACGATTGGGTTAGGAACTTACATATTTAATGAAAGATTACTCTTCCAATCTGGAACTGGTGCAGGATCCACTCAAAGTGCAAGAGTTAAAACTTGGGATGCGGGATCTAAAACTCTTGATGTTTCTAGTGTCACATCACTTAACTTTAAAGTTGGTGATAAAGTCACTGGTCAACAATCTGGTGCAGTTTATATAATTAAATCAATCGATACTGATACCCCCACTGGATTTGCAACAGACCTTAATCTCTCCGCAAAACAATATGCGGATAATAAAGATATTGAGACTGAATCTGATTCAATTATTGACTTTACAGAAAGAAACCCATTTGGCACATTCTAAATACTTAGAAAACTGTTGATATGTTAGGAACTTATTTTTACCACGAGATACTGAGAAAAACAGTTATCGCTTTTGGCACACTTTTCAATAACATTGAAATTCGACATAAAGATGCGAATGGAGTTGATTTTAGTGTCTTAAAAGTGCCTCTTGCGTATGGCCCTATTCAAAAGTTTCTTGCTAGAATTGAACAACAACCATCACTCAATCGAGAGATCGCTTTAACATTACCACGTCTCTCTTTTGAGATGACAGGTCTTCAATATGATCCATCAAGAAAAGCATCGGTTGTGCAAACTTTTATAGCCGTGGATAATAATTCGAAGGCAAAAAAAGTTTATATGCCAGTTCCTTATAACGTTGGATTTGAACTTAATATTATGACTAAATTAAATGATGATTCCTTACAAATTATAGAACAAATTCTTCCTTATTTTCAACCTGCATTTAATGTCACAATCAATCTAATTAGTTCCATTGGAGAGAAGAAAGATATTCCAGTCATTTTAGAAACCATCACACAAAATGATCAATATGAGGGTGGATTTGATAGTAGAAGAATTATGATTCATACTCTCAGATTCACTGCAAAAACTCACTTATTTGGCCCTGTTGCGGATAACACAGAGGGTCTTATTAAAAGAGTTGATGTTGATCTCTATGGTAACACTAATATCACCACGGCAAAAAGAGTTCAGAGATACACTGCAACACCTAAGGCTTTACAAGATTATAACAATGATAATACTGCGGTTCTCAATGGTGCAATCAATAAAGATGTGACTCAGATTACTCTTAATACAACGACGGGTCTTGCAAAAGATGGTAGAATTATTATCGACAATGAAATCATGTATATTAGATCTATTTCTGGTAACGTATTGACTGTTTACAGAGCTTATGACGATACAGTTGCTGTAGAACATAATCATAATGCATCTGTTGATGCTCTGACTGATGCAGATGATGCACTTATTGATCCTGGTGATGATTTTGGTTTCAACGAGACATCATCATTCTTCACTGATAGTAAGAGATACAGTCAAGCACAAAATATAGACGTTTGATAGATTTATGAAAAACTTTGACTCTATAGAAGATGCTCTGGACATTGAAACATCAATTGTCCCGATGACAGAAACTGAAAAATCTATTATTGAAAAACCACAAGACAGTGATCAAATTAAAAAAGACTATGAATATTCCAGAGGTAATTTATATTCTTTAATTGAAAAAGGTCAAGAGGCGGTAAATGGTATTCTTGAACTTGCACAAGAATCCGATTCACCAAGAGCATATGAAGTTGCAGGTCAGTTAATTAAAAATGTAGCAGACACCACAGATAAATTGATTGATCTTCAAAAGAAAATGAAAGAACTTGATGAAGAACCAAATCGCGGGCCAACGAATGTGACTAACGCATTATTTGTAGGTTCAACCGCAGAGTTATCTAAACTGATCAAGGCAAGCAAGAAGGAAGAAACTAAATAATTAGAAAAGAAAAATGGCAGAAATTCCTTCCGCTAATATTACCATTAATCAAGGTTTTGACTTTTCTAAAACTTTTGTTTCTAGAGAGTCTGACGGAAGTGCATCTAATTTAACTGGCTTTACAGGTAAGGCACAGATTAAGAAACACCCAGATACATCAACATCAAAATCATTTTCGATTACAATCACTGCGGCTACTGGTCAAGTTGCAATTGCAATGACATCTGGAGTTACCTCTGATATAACTCCAGGGAGATATTTGTATGATGTTAAATTAACCTCCTCTGCAGGTGCTGTCTCTAGATTAACGCGAGGAACGGCTCTTGTAGTAGCAGGAATTACGACTTAAACTAACTCGTTTGTTAAATCTATCTTAGAATTAACTAAACTATAAAGAAAAACGAAAATGATAAAAAAATGAACTCGGAACTTACAGAATTTTTCTCACTCATAGGTAAAGCCAAAAAAGAAAAAGAAGACGAGTTCAAATTTCTTGTCGGAGAGATTAATATTGACCCCCTTTTTACTCAAGTTAAAGAATCGGTAAAGGAAGAAAAAAAAGAAAAAAAGAAAAAAGAAAAAGAAATTGAAAGACAGGTTAAAGCTTTAGAGTCTTGGTTATATGCTGAACCTACAAAAATTAAAAAAGAAAAAATTATTGAGGAGATTGAACCACTATATGAAATTGTAGAAGAAGAACAAATAATTGAAACACCAGACACAGAATTAGAAGAAAAAAAAGATAGTGCTGTAGATAACGCTCTTAAAATTTTAGAACAGATAACATCAAAAGAAGAAATACAAGAAAATATAAAAGATCCAGAGATCGCAAAGATAAGAAGTGAACTTGAATATTTAAAAAACCTTCTAAACTCTCAAGGCGGTGGAGGAGAAGTTCGACTTGAGTTTCTAGATGATATTGATAGGAGCACAGCAAAAACAGATGACTTCTACTTAAGATATAATTCATCTTTAGATAAGTGGGTTGGAGCTGCTGTAACGAGTAATAGTGGAAATCAAACTCTTAATGAAACACTAGGATATGGTAATACATCCAATCTTGGAATGTCTGTTGGTGTGCTCACTGCAACATCAGGTAATTTTAGTGGCATTATCACTTCATCTGGTGCTAATGTTTCTGGTGTTGTTACAGCAACATCATTCTCTGGTGCATTAACGGGGAATGTTACAGGTAATGCAACAGGTCTCTCTGGAACTCCAAATATAACGGTAGGGTCAATTATTGCTTCAGGTGCAACAATTAGTGGCAATGTTTCCATTGGTGGAACTCTCACATATGAAGATGTAACAAATGTAGATTCTATTGGAATTGTTACGGCAAGATCTGGAATGGAAATTGGTTCTGGCACCAATATTTCAATAATTTCTTTACAAGCAGCATCTTCAACAACAACTACATTATCCTCTACTAGTATAGATACTTTTGATATAAACATTTATCGTTCTGCACAATATCAAATTCAAATTACAAGAGGAACATTTTATCATCTTACTACTCTTAATGTTTTACATGATGGAACAGATGTCTATATCAGCGAATTTGGTACAATCAAAACTTCAGAACCTTTAGCATCTTTTGATGCAGATATAAATTTAGGAGTTGTAAGAATTTTAGTTATTCCAACTTCAAATGATTCTACAGTTTTTAAAATATCAAAAGTTCTTACAAAAATCTAATAAAAACATTCAAACAATTTCAAGAAGATTGGGATAAAAATATAAATAGATAAAATACTGTCTTTGTATAGATGAAGAACGGGAAGTGCCTTGCTGGCGAATACTATTGTTATACTAATAAGGAATGCAAACCCATTCCCGATGGTTTTATGGTTGATCCTGCAGGAATGCTTCGTAAAGAGAATGGTGCTTCAATCGATGAAGAGGGTCTCCGCGACTGGTTTGGTAAATCCAAATCAAAGGATGGAAAAGGTGGTTGGGTAAACGTGGTAACTGGTGGCACTTGTGCGAGTGATGAACCTGGCGAAGGAACTCCAAAGTGTGTTTCCTCTGCAAAAAGAGCAAGCATGACAAAAGCAGAAAGATTGTCTGCAGCGAGAAGAAAAAAAGCAGCAGATCCTGGGCAACAATCTAAGACTGGTGCTGCAAAACCTACTTATGTCTCTACAGATAAACCTAAAAAGAAAATGAACGAATCAAAACAAAGAGATCACGAGTATTCTATGGCTCGTTCAGAACTTTCTACTGTTATCAATGCTGCGAATAGATTGAAGAAAAAAATGGGTAAAGGGGAAGGAAATATTGAAGCCTGGGTTCAGTCAAAGATCACCAAGGCTGCAGATTACCTAGATAGTGCAGCAGACTACGTTGACAGCGGAGAAATGTCAGAACAAAACGAACCGATCGATATTAATAAAGGAAAAAGACGTGAAGCAAGAGACCAAGCAATGAAGGATATGGGTAAAACTCCCTTTGAACCAGATCCAAATATCAGAAGAGTTAAAGGTCAAAAAATCTTAGATAGACTTTTGGGTCAACCGGACATAAACGAAGAATCAGATAAAAAAGGTAAAGGTAGCGGCACAAAGGACGCTTGTTATCATAAAGTCAAGTCCAGATATAGCGTCTGGCCCTCTGCGTATGCATCAGGGGCACTGGTAAAGTGTCGTAAAGTTGGTGCCGATAACTGGGGTAATAAGTCAGAAAGTCTTTCACCAATGTCTAAGAGAATTCTCAAAGAATTAAATCTGGATGAAAAATGTTGGCCTGGTTATGAGAAAAAAGGTATGAAGACAATGTTTGGAAAGAGATATCCAAACTGCGTCAAAAAGAAAACAACGAATGAGGATTATACACGTATTAATGAGAATGGTCAGACTTACTCTGTGATGTTAATGTGGAGAGGAAAAACTTATACTTTCCAGATGTTTGTTGCATCAATGAAGAGACCCTCTAAACAAGAGATTGAAAAAGAGGTGCAAAAGGTTTACCCAGATGCAAAAGTGATGATGTTTATGCCAAAAATGTATGATCCTGCAGCTCCAACAATTATGATTCCTGAAAACTATGAATCAGAAGGTGAAGTTATTGGTGAAATGGGCCCAATGTCAGGACTCCTTATCAGAGGAGCTCTTGCTGCTGGAACTGCCCTTGCAGGTAAAGCAGTTTATGATAAAGCAAGAGGTGTTGCTGATAAGATCAAGCAAAGAAATCAGAAAATGCAACAACAGATTGATCAAATCAATCAGTCATATGAACCAGAAGGTGAAGTCCTTGATGAGGTCGCAGCGTGGCAACGCAGTGAAGGGAAAAAAAAATCTGGGGGTCTAAACGAAAAAGGACGTAAGTCTTATGAAAGAGAAAATCCTGGAAGCGACCTTAAGGCACCTTCAAAGAAGGTTGGAAATCCCCGCAGGGCGTCATTTTGTGCCAGAATGAAAGGGATGAAGAAAAAACTAACCTCCGCAAAAACCGCGAACGATCCTAATTCACGAATCAATAAATCACTCAGAGCCTGGAACTGTTAATTAATCTATTAATCTATTAGTATAGATACTATACCATTATTGAAATAAGATGGACTACTCTGACATTAAACTAAATAATTTATCAAAAACATTTGAGTTTGAAAAGATTTGCAGAACTATTGATGAACTTAGTGAATATGATGCTAAGATGATGGCAAAGTGTTATTGCAAACTCTATTACAAACAACAAGAGATGGTTGCATCTTTTGGTATGAAGAGTTTGTCTGAAGAGTTGGAGGAATTGTGATGTTCATTGCAAAAAGAAGAGGAAATTTTATGAACAATGTTCTTTACTTTCAAGAGGACACTCAATGGTCTGAAAGTAGAGAAACTGCCAAAAAATTTACCACTGAAAAAGAGGCAGTTCAAGAATCTGATTTCACTGGGTTATATGATATAGAAGCAGAATATGTTAATTAATGATATACAATTAAAAGTTGGTGACGCTTACTTATCGAATCCAAACTTAAAAAAAGCAAACACCTCGATCCAATTCACCCAAGAACAGATTAAAGAGTTCATTAAGTGTAAAGAGGATCCAGTATACTTTGCAAGAAACTATATCAAGATCGTTTCTCTGGATGAAGGTCTTGTCAAGTTTGACATGTATCCATTTCAGAAAAAATTAATTCAACGTTTTCATAAACATCGTTTTAATATTTGCAAGATGCCCCGTCAGACGGGTAAGTCAACAACTTGTATTTCATATCTATTACACTATGCGGTGTTCAATGATAATGTAAATATAGCCATTTTGGCCAACAAGGCATCCACGGCAAGAGATCTTCTTGGAAGATTACAACTTGCGTATGAAAATCTGCCAAAGTGGATGCAACAGGGTATTCTAGCGTGGAACAAAGGGAGTTTAGAATTAGAAAATGGCAGTAAGATATTGGCAGCTTCTACATCTGCAAGTGCTGTCCGAGGCGGTTCGTATAATGTTATCTTCCTCGACGAATTCGCTTTCATTCCAAACCATATTGCAGACCAATTCTTTGCATCTGTTTATCCTACTATTTCTTCTGGTAAAAGCACAAAAGTAATCATGGTCTCAACCCCACATGGGATGAATCATTTTTACAGATATTGGCATGATGCAGAAAGAGGAAAGAACGAATATATCGCAACTGACGTGCATTGGTCAGAAGTTCCAGGTAGAGACGACGCTTGGAAAAAACAGACCATCGCAAACACTTCTGAACAACAGTTCAAGGTTGAGTTTGAATGTTTAGGTGGAGATACTATAATTGAAATAAAAGATGATGATGGAATCACTCAAAAAATTTCTATGGAAGATTTGTATCAACGTTTGTGAGTTCTTTGGATTATAAATAATAATAAAAATGTATTATATTTACTTTCTTAAAAATTTAAATGGAGAAGTCAAATACGTTGGGCAAACTCAAAATTTAGATATCAGAAAAAGAGAACACAAAAGAAATAAACCACAACATACTTTTGAAATTTGTGAAGAAATTGATATTCCTGATATAGCCAAAGAAAAGGAGATTTTTTATATAGAAAAATTTGATACATTTAAAAATGGATGGAATAAATCTACAGGTGGAGAGGGTTTTGATACCTATGAAAGAAAAGGAATTGGAGGAGTGAAGAAAGGCAATATCCCTTGGAACAAAGGAATTAAGAATTGTTTTTCTAAGGAAACCGTGGAAAAAATGAGCAACTCTAGAAAAGGTAGAGTTTTTAACAGAAAAATTGATGATGATCAAATAAGATCAATAAGAAAACTATATAATGAAAAACCAAATTTACAGAATGTTGGAATGACTATGAGAAATGGTAAAAAAATGTCATATGTTCAGGCATTTTGTAAAGAATACGCTGAACAATATAATTTAACCCCCCAGGGATTGAAAAGGATTGTTTTAAACGAGTGTTGGAAAAATGTTTAAACTTAATAAAAATATTGAAGTAAAAACTCCCGATGGGTTTAAATCTTTTTCTGGAATTCAAAAAGTTTATAAACCTTTTTATCATTGGATAATATTTGATGATGGATCAGAAATAAAATGTTCTGATAATCATTCATTTGGAAAAGAAAAAATCAAGGCATCAACAATTAGAGTTGATGACTTTTTACAAGGAAAAAAGGTGGTATATAATGAAATAGTAGAAGAAGGAATATATCTTTATGATTTACTTGATGTTGGTGAAAATAATTTATACTATTCAAATGATATAATATCACATAATTGTGAATTTTTAGGATCTGTTGATACTTTGATCAATGCATCAAAACTCCGCACCATGGTTTATGATGACCCGATCAAAAAGAATAAGGGTCTAGACATTTATCAAGAACCTCTCGATAAACACGACTATATCATCACAGTTGACGTGGCTCGTGGAGTTGGTATTGATTACTCTGCATTTGTTGTTGTTGACATCACGACATTTCCACACAGAGTGATTGCAAAATACAAGAATAATGAAATCAAACCAATGTTGTTCCCGAGTAT